AGGAGAGTGAGAATATGGAGTTTTATACTTTAGAAGAATTTACTGAAAAGTACACAGACTACGCCGATTTTGAAATACCTGAATGGTATGTAATGGCAAGTAGTGAGATGATATTCTCACAAGTTGGAAAAAAATATCAAGATACAAGTTGGACTAGTGAAACAGTACCAACACCAATTAAAAACGCTTCTATGGAACAATTAAGATTTATGATAGACCACGATATACCTTTTGTAGATACTGATAATTTAGACGCAGGAAATATGAAATCAAAAATTAAAAGTGATTATTCTACACTTGCGTTAAGAATATTAGGAAATGCAGGATACCTATATCGTGGTAATCCTATCAATAGTAATATGTCACTTAATATACCTTTTGGAGATTAGATGATATTAGTTAATTCACAAAAAGCACAATTATATAAGAATAATAGAAACAATTATTCTAATAGTGATTATTTTGATGATGAAGATACAAGTATAACAACAATTAACGTAGTACCTTACAATATTGACAATTCTATTACTTACGGAACTTATACAATACCTGAAGCTACAGGATATTATATAGTCAACCGTAATGTCGATATTGATGAAGGAGACCAAATAGTATTTATAGGAAAGTTTGCAAACGAAGGTATAGATACTACAAAACATACTGTGTTAAAAGTTGAAGATAATTGGATATTTAATAGAATTGAAAATAAAGTGATAGTGGTTAAATGAACGTATCGGTAAAAGTAGATTTAGATAAAAATACCTTAAGGAAGTTAGAAATAGCACCTAGAGAAATCTTGTATGAGGTAGCAAGTGAAACATTAAAAGGAAGTATTAACTATACACCATTAAGTAGAAACAAAGGTGCAGGAACACTACGAGTAGGAAATAACGCTTATGGTGTTAAAGTTCATACTGATAGAGATATTAGTATAGGAAATGACGTTGATTATGCCGTATATGTATGGAATATGAACGATAGCACTACTCATTGGACTACAAGTGGGACACATAGTGCTTGGTATGGTAGATACTTTACTGAAAATTCTACTAGGTTAATAACTGAAGCAATTAATAAGAAAGGTTTGAAATGAATTTAGACGATATTGAAAGAAAACAACTAATTCTTATAGATTTTCTATCAAATACCATTAATGATAATACTTGGAAGATTAAAGCCGAATATCAAACAAGTGACAATGATAGTAAAGTCATAGTAGTTCAAGAACAAACAGGAAGTAAAGTTGTATTCTATGATCCTGATACAACACCTTTATACAATTATTATTCAATAAATGTATATGGAGAAAGTATAAGAGAAGAAAAGAATATGAGTTTAAAACTTGGATACTTAATTGGAACAAATAATATTATAGAAGTAAAAAACGGAAATGACACTGAAAAGTGGCAAGTCTTGATAAAACAATTTAGTAATTTTCAACCTATAGAATATTTAGATATTCGTAGGATAGGATACAATGCAACAATGCAATGTATTATAAATAAAATAAATTAAGGAGATGAGACAGTGGCAGAGTTTTATATAACAAATAGAGAACTAGTTAAAAATTTACAAATAAATACTGGTACAAGTGCAAACCCTACTTATACACCTATTTGTACTACAAGTGAAATTAGTATTGAAACTGATTTTGAAGAAAAAGACTGGTATGTATTTTGTGACGTATTACAAAGAAAGATACTTACTGGTGCTTCAGTAGTATTAAGTGGAACACTTAAACTAGACGTAAACAATGCAGGAGATATAGCACTTTTAGGTAAAGTACATACATTACTAGCAAATGGAGAAATAGCACAATTTAATAATCAACAAATTAAATTTGATTTATTATCAAGTGTTGCTAATGACGTATTAACTTATACAACATATACTGCAAATGTTGTAATTTCATTAAGTGATATTGGTGGAAGTGCAGAAGATGAAAGTGAATTCGGTTTCGAAATGACTTTAATTGGGACTGCAACTGCTGGATAATAACAAAACCTTAAAGGGTTAGGGTGGGATAGCCCTAACTCTTATTTTTATGAAAGAAGGTGAAAATATGGCAAATGGTGGAAATGTAACTTTTCACTTCCTAGGAGATACTTCTAATTTAGATAAGGCAACTGATAAAGCAAAAAACTTGGGAAATTCTTTTCAAAATGTTGGTAAGAAGATGACTAAAGTTGGTGCGGCTATGACTGCAGTATCTGCACCTATGGCAATGTTAGCAGCACAGGGGATAAACTACAACAAACAATTAGAAACGTATAGTACAAACCTAACAACTCTATTAGGTGGAAGTAAAGAAAAAGCAGATGAGTTATTAAATGACTTAAAAGAAATGGCAAGTACTACACCTTATGAAACTTCTGGTTTAATTAGTGCAACTCAAACAATGTTAGGTTTTGGTATGAGTGTAGATGACGCAAAGAAAAGCCTACAAGCAATAGGAGATATTGCAATGGGAGATAGTCAAAAAATGGATAGTTTAACACTAGCATTTTCTCAAGTACAAAGTGCAGGTAAACTAACAGGGCAAGACTTACTTCAAATGATTAATGCAGGTTTCAACCCATTAAATGAAATATCCAAGATGACAGGTAAGAGTGTATCACAATTAAAAGAAGAAATGAGTAAAGGTGCTATAAGTGCAGAAATGGTAAGTCAAGCATTTCAACACGCAACAAGTGAAGGTGGACTTTTCTATCAAGGTATGGAAAAGGGAGTTCAAACTACTGCAGGTAAGATTAGCACTTTAAAAGATAACTTTAATGAATTATTAGGAAGTCTAACTGAAAACCTACTACCAATACTTACAAATATAATAGATAAATTGACAGGTTTAGTTAATTGGTTTAATAACTTAAGTCCAGGTGTTAAAACTGCAATATTAGTATTTTTAGGACTAGCAATGGCACTTGGACCAATAGTGTCATTTATAGGTACGATCATAACTTTAGTAGGATATTTAACTACTGCAGTTGGTGCATTAAACCTAACTTTCCTAGCAAGTCCAATATTTTGGATAATAGCAGGAATTGTAGCGTTTATTGCAATACTAGTAGTTCTATACAATAAGTGTGAGTGGTTTAGAAATATGGTAAACCAAGCACTTAACTTTATAGTAAACATAGTAAAAAATGTTGTTAATAGAATTAAACTATATATTACTTTAGTTAAGATAATAATAAATGGAATTGCATCAACAGTTAAGACTGTTAAAACCAAAATAAAATCATTTATAGACGGAATAGTAAGTTTCTTTACTGATATGCCTAATAAAATAAAAGACGTAGGTATGAATATTGTTAAAGGAATAGGAAATGGAATAACAAATGGTGTTTCTTGGATAAAAGATAAAATAAAAAGTTTTGTAGGAAATGTCACAAAGTTCATTAAGAAAGTATTCAAAATTGGAAGCCCTTCAAGACTTATGGAAGATGAAGTAGGACAATGGATACCAAAAGGAATTGCAGTAGGTATTAATGCAAATACTGACGCAGTTCAAGACGCAATGCAAAGTATGGTTGATTTAACACCAAGTCTTACAGGAAATATGAGTATGAATTCAAGTCCTAACATAACAGTAAACGTACATAACAATATGAAACAAGATCCTTTAGGTAGAGTAGTAAATAATATAAAAACATATAGTGGTGGTGCTAAAAATGACTACAACTATGGATATGGTGGTTAAAGATGAAGATATTAATTAATAATGAAGAAATTGTATGTAATTATGATTTTACAATAGAAGAAGAATTAAAAAATGTTTCTTCTGTAGTCTTATCAAATGTATATCCTAAAAGTTGGGAATTAACAAAAGATTATACGAATAATTACTACCACCCTAATATATATTCAAAAGTAATTATCTATGACGATAATGAAAACAAAATATTTACAGGAGTAGTTGCAAATAGTGGGGAAATATCTCTTAACCCAAGAGATCCCCATTATTGTGACTTGGAAATTGTAGATTATACAACTTTCTTAAGTGAAAGTAAGACACTAGACTTTGTTATAGCAAATAAAACAATACAACAAGCAATAGAAATGATAATCAACGAAATAAGTGAGTATGGTTTTGCTTTAGGTAATGTTAATTTAGAAAGTGCTAACGATTTAATGGGAAGTTATTCAACACTAGATAAAACTGCTTATGACGTATTTAATTACATAAGTGACATAACAGGTTGTAGGTGGTTTACAAGACCAGTAGGAGATACAGTATATCTTGATTTCTATGACGCAAGTAGCCTACCTAGTGGAAGTCCTATTGAATATACAAAAGAATATTGGGAAACAAATAATATAGATGATATAAGTTATAGCTATAATTCATACGATTATAGAAATAGACAAGTAATGACTGCAGATAAAGTACTAGCAACTTCTACACAAAGAGAAGTAATAAGTATTCCAAGTAATGCAGATAGTTTCTTAACTGGATATGAAATAGGAAATATAGTTTCTATAACAACAAATGGTGTAGAAAGTAGTTTTGCAACAAACAACGATAAAGATATAGGAGTTATAGCAGATTACTATTATACAAGTGGAAATAATACAATAACTTCAAATGAGACTATGGGAACAGGAGCTTTAATAATAATTGAATATTATCCTATGGTTAAAGGTAGAGAAGTAATTACTAATCAAGAAGAAATAATGCGTGTTGCAAATTCTACAGGAACTAGTGGAAAAATAGCACGTTATGAAAAAAGAAGTGATACTACTGATAGTGGAGAACTTCAAAAAATAGGTAGTAGTTATCTTAAATATAAAGGAGTACCTAGTATTCAACTAACTATATCCTGTGAAAGTTTTAATTGGGAATTAGGACAACAAGTACACTTTAATGCACCAATAGAAGATTTAAACACTGATTATCTAGTAAAGAAGATAAGTATTAATTATATAGCAACTATAAACAAGATATTCTATACATATACATTAGATAGTTCATTTAATGAAGAAACTGAAATTAACTACTTTGATAATCAAAGATATAAAAAAGAAGGAAATATAGAAGAAGGAAGTTATATTGATAGAAATATAGACATTGAAAGTATGGCACAAATAATATTTTATGATACGGAGTTGATAGAAGTATGACAGAAGATTTTAAAAAAGAATTACTAAAACAATTAGTAGGTAAAACTGAAACAACTACTCCTAATGATAAACCTGAAATAGCAGAAACAGGTAATGTAAATATAGACTTTGCAAACTATATTACATTAACAAATAATGATTATATGGAAATAATTGACGTTGTATGTCCTAACGATAGTACAGGCAATATCAATGTAGTATATGGTAATTATGGGAAAAATGATTATACAACTTGGTATGGTTTTATATGCTTGGTAGATGATAAATACAATGTTTTAAAATTATGGATTTCAAATAGTGAAGGAACTACTTTAAGACCATTTAGAAAGATAAAACAAGCAACTGACGGGACTTTTTATGCAGTAGATAGTAATGGATATGATGATAGTAGTTCAATACAAAGAAGATTAGTTTTAATGAATAACTTTACTGTTAAAGATGATGAAGGTAATTATACATTAAATTATAGAAAAACTTATATTATGACTACTAACGATTTTGTTGTGCAAGACGTATTTAAAAATGATGATACTGCAGATTATGTCTTTTTAGGAAGTTATTTTTCAACAGGTAATCTAGGTGCAATAAAACTAAAAATAGAAGTAGGTGCTAGTAATACTTGGGAACAATATACTTCAAATTATTTTGCAACTTTAAATGGTTGGTATGCTTATTTTGATAATGATAGTAATGTCTATGTAGAGTATATAGAAATGGTGTTTGATACAGTCAAATTAACTACTCAAATATTTAAATATGAAAAAGCCTTAAATTCTACTAGTTGGACTAAAACAACATTAACAACTTTAAACAATGCTTATATAGGCGCTAGTGTTTCTAATCAAAGTTTTGCTTTCGTAAACAGTTCTACTTTCTACTATATTGTATTCCCTTATAATACTTATAAATACATAATATTTAAGTGGGACGGAACAACTAACACTGAAATAGCAAGTTTTGATAAAAATGATACTCAAAGTGTATATAGTGGAAATGTTAAGTATGTAAATGGGGTTCTATATTTCTCTTATACAACTAATATAGATAATGATTATCATGGAATACATAATGTAGGAATATATGACGGGACAAATGTTTATACTTATAATGTATCAAGTACTTTTGGTTATCAACAATTCTTGTATGTAGATAACAAATTTAATAAATTGGTAATAACAACAATATCCAATCAAGATTTTTTAGATAGATTTTTATTTAATTACTTTATATTTGATTATAATGAAGCAAATTACAATGGTAGAGAATACACTGACGGGGAGACAACACTAGTCCCCTTAAAAACAAGACTATACAATTCAAATGGATCATTAGACTTTGCAAGAAACTTATACAATATTTCAATAAATGGAAATCAAACCACTTCAACCGTAGAAATACCAAATAACTTTTTAAATGATAATTCCATAGCACAAAGTGATTTAATAAGTGAAACTAATTTTCAAATGAATAGTTATGACGTATCCTGGGAGAAAAATATATATGAAAAAGTATATCTTAACTTCATAAATACAATAAGTATGACTGATGAAGATAATACAAATAGTAAGTTTAACCCTAGTAAATTCAACAATGATATATCAACAGGAACAAATGGTAGTATAACGAGTATAGTCTTGTATGATGATACAAACCAACAAATAATACAAACAATAAGTTCATATAGTGTAAATAAATTAAACGATTTTAACTATCAAATAAAATTCCCTTTTACTGCAGAAGCAACAGGAGATTTCTTCTTTGTATTTAGAAGTAGTGGAGATATAGCATTTATACCTGTAAGTGTAGTAAGTGGTAATAATTACTTATTTAGTCAAAAGATAAGGATAGGTAATAAAGTGGTAGCAAATAATTTAATGTATAACGGAGAACAAGTTCTTTATAACAATGAAGAAGTAAATGCTTATGTAGAATAGGAGATGATAATATGAGTGTTAATTTAATAAATAGTAGTGATATTACAGTATCACAAACAAACAATGATATAGAACTAAATGTAAATGATAGTGTTGTAGAAGCCTTTACAGGAGATTTAACAAACCTAACAACTACTGATAAGAGTAATTTAGTAAGTGCTATTAACGAAGCAAATACTGCTATTAAAGTTGTTGCTTCTAGTTTTGATAGTTCAAACGGATATATAAAATTTGATAATGGAGTAATGCTACAATGGAAACTTCAAAGAGTGACAGTGCCAGCACTTACTTCTTGGGGAAACATATATTTTGCAGATTATAATATAGGTAATTGGGTTGTTCCTTTTACAGATTTTTTCTGTTTTGGTAGTCAAGTAAACAATCAGTTATATTGGACTACAGTCAACGGAATGACTCAAACAAGTGCAGGAACTGTAAGATATTTTAGAGCAACTACTTCTGGTGCTACAAATGTTTATACAACCGTTTGGGCTATAGGAAAGTGGAATTAATGCAACAATATATACCAACAATAGTTAATACTTTAATAGGACTTGTAATAGGTAGTTTATTTACTTATTTAAGTAGTAAAGTGAAGAATTATAAAACAAAAGAAAAAAAAGAAAGCCAAGATTTAAACCTAGTAAAAAACGCCCTATGTTGTATGCAACGAAATACACTACTTGAAAAGTGTGAAGAATATTTAGAAAACGGATACTGTAATGATGATAGCAAACAAGTATTAAATGATTTATATAAAAGTTATTCAAGCCTAGGTGGTAATGGTTTAGTAAGTCAATTAGTTTACAAAGTTAATTTATTGCCTAGTAAGAAAAAGAAATGATTTAACGAATAAAGTTTTAGTTTGGAGATGATTATATGAAAAATGAAACTTATGATTTTTTGAAAAGGTTAGTCCAAGTAATACTACCTGCAATATTAACCTTTATAGGTGTTGTTATGTCAACACTAGACTTTAAATATACTGAAATAGTACTAACTATAGGGACTGCATTTATAACAATGCTAGGAACTATATTAGGTATCTCTAATAGTAAATATATAGCAAAACAAGATGAAGTAATTCCTGATGAGTGGATAGGAAGTGAAGAAGAATAATGCAAAAAGCAAGATTTCCTATGAAATGGGTAAATATAAGCCAAAGCTATAAACAAGGCAACCATATTCCTTATTGGAGAAACGCAGGTAAGGGTAAAAAAGAGTATCCTATAGATATTTGTGGAATGGATAGTGGTAGAGATTATATATATGCACCCTGTAATTGTAAAATAACAATGATCCAAGCAAAGAATAATCTTAATTGGACTAATAAAATGATATTAGTATCAACTGAAAAAGTACAAACTGCAAAATATGGAGTGACACAAATATATTTTAAATGCGTACACTTCCCTTATGCTAATGTAAAAAAATATGGACTAAAAGTAGGTAAAAAGTTTAAACAGGGAGATATAATTTGTACTGAAGGTAAGGATAATCATTGTACTGGTAATCATATTCACTTTGCGTGTGGTATAGGATATGCAAATAAGTCTATTCCTAATGACAATGGAAAGTATGTATGTAATGGTAATGGTAAATATCCTGAAAATATATTCTTTATAGATAAGAAATGGACTAAAAAAATCATTAATACACGTGGTTTAAAGTTTAAAGAATATTAAAAAAGACTACTTAAAATAGTCTTTTCCAAACAACCTGATAAAATCATCTAATGTATGAGTTTCTAGGAACTTATCCTGAAACTCTTTTTTTATTTCTAAATTAAATGAATTATTATTATGAAATAGTCTATGATGATAATTACATAAAGGAATACACATACCGTATTTAATAGACCTTTGACGATAAGCACCTTCAAAGACTTCGTTAATCTCTGCTTTATTTCCACAAATGCAACAATTATTTAATAAAGGATAAATAATAGAAAATCTTTTCATAAACACTCCAATTTTAGATACACTTTAGATACACTTTTAACTGAAATAAGCTAAAAAACAACATAATAGATACTACTAAAAACCCTTATATATCAACAAAATTAAACAAAATGAAATGTAAAAGTTCTACTCCCACGGGACACCAGTTGAAAATAAAACCCTTATAGAATAAGGGTTTTTTATTTTATATAGATTTTTAGATACACTATTAGATACACTTTTAGATACACTTATTCATACTTTTTATTATATCATCAAGTTCATTTTGATAGAAGTGTGAGTAAATATTAAGTGTAGTAGATACTTTTGAGTGTCCTAGATATTTTGATACTAAAGTAATACTAGCACCACTTTGTAGTAAATAACTAGCACAGGAGTGTCTAAAATCGTGTATCCTTATCCTTTTTTGATTAGATAGTGCAGAATACTTCCTGTTGTATTTATCTATTGTAGTGTCCTTAAATGGAACTGTATTTCCAAATATAAACCAGTCATCACTATAATCACTATAATGTTTTGCTTTTTTGTATAATTCTAGGTATTCTTGATATAAAAAATCGGGTATAGGGAGTTCTCTTACACTAGAAGTTGTTTTAGTAGTGCTTATGGAGTATTCTAACCCCTTAATTTTCGTTGTTAAGGTTTTGGTAATATAAATAGACCTTCCTTTAATATCTTTGAAATTTAGTGCCTGTGCTTCTCCCTTACGAAGTCCTAAAAAATATAAAGTATCAAAAAATGCTCGGTGTGTGTCATTTTTAATCACACTACGATACTTTTTGTATTCATTTAAAGTATAAAATAGCATTTCTTTTTTTATATGGTGTCCTTTATATGTAGAAAAGAACTTAATTGTTTCTAATGAAGTGTTATATATTTTATTAGAGTAAATGATTAGGTTTTTTAATAATGATATTATTTTGTTTTTATATTCATTTTGTACCTTTTGACTATCCAGGTAATAGTTTAGCTTCTTAAACATATCATAATTAAAAGAATTCACTTTTTTGTTATCCAGTGAACTTAAATATCTATAATAGTAATCGTATTTAATAATGGTTTGTGGTTTAACAGTCTTACTTCTATAGTCTTTATATTCTAAATATATTTGATAAAAAGTAGGATCATTATTATTTGTTTTATAACTGGATACTTTTAGTTTATATTTAAGTTCTTCATCAACTGCTTCTTTGCGTGTAAGATATTTCTTACTGTGATAGTCTATAGTTCTACCGAATATATCTTTATGTTTGACACGAAAAAAATAACAACGTCCGTCCTTTGTTTTTTCATTACTCTTATAAACCATATAAACCCCCTGTGGTGTTAATGAACTTTATTTCTTTGAATACATTTTAAGTTAATTTCATCTAATATTTCATTAGGAGAAAGTTCTAACTCTTTACATATCTTATTAAACATATCAACTTTAAGTCTTATTAATGCTTTTTCGTATCTCTGCAGGTTTTGCTTAGTACTTCCTACCTTTTCTCCAAGTTGAGAAAGTGAATAACCTTTTTGTATTCTTTTTTCTCTTAACACTAGTCCTACAACTTCATTAAAGTCGTCATCTACATACTTTTTCATATTAGCACCCTTTTTTCAATTTCTTGTTTACACTATTATACCATATTTTTACATAAAGTCCCAAAAAATGTTGACTTTGTTTAGTGAGTGGTTTATATTTAAAATGAAAGTACCAAAATAGCGGGACGGAAAGGAGTAAGGATATGTCAAAATTAAAAGAATATCGAATAGCACATAGCATAGCACAAATAGAACTTGCAAAAATACTAGGAATATCAAAGCAAAGTTATTCCAGAAAAGAAATAAGCAACTATTTTACAGTAGAAGAAGCAAATGCAATATGTAAGTTTCTAAAGTGTAGTTATGAAGATATTTTTTTTGAATAAGAAGTATCGTAATATGGGGACTATGAAGAATTACTATTTAACATTTAAGGACGTTAAACAAATGGATCTAGGTTTAACAGATAATGAAGTAAGAAAACTACTTAAACGTGGTAAAGAACTTATGAAAGAAAAAAATATATTTATACCTAGTGAAAAGAAGCTAATGATAACAAATGATATTTTAAAAGAATTAATAAAAGGAGAATAAAAAGATGAAAGACGAATTAAAAAAAGAATTATTAAAGAAAGAAAGAGAAAACGATAGAAAAGAAACTGAAAAAATGATGAAAGCAATTAATGAAAATTGCAAGAAAGCACAAAAAAGGGAGTTAGAAGAAAGAATTCAACAAAGAAAAGAAGAAATTAAACAAAATAAAAAACACCAAATAATAACTGGGTTTGTTGTTGTAGTTTTAGTTATTATCGGTGTTTCAGTATTAGCACTAGCAAGTAAACAAGACCAAGAAGCACACGATATTTGTATCCAACGTGGAAATACCGAAGCATACTGTGAAAATCTTATTAAATAACTAGTGCAACTTTATTATAAACAATTTATTAGTGTAAGTTAAAGAGATTTAAAAACTATTTACAAATAAAAATAAAATAATGTATTGACAATGTAATTCTTTTGATATATCATTGAGATATAGAAAGGAGAAGTGATATTATCAATATAAACAACCAACGTGTTAAACGTACTAAAAATATCAATATAAGGCTTTCCCAAGAAGAATACGACGAATTTGTAAGAAAAGCACAAGAAAAAGGCTTGGACGTAAGCAGTTATATTAGATATTTAGTAAAGACAGACAAATAAAAAAAGTGAATAGTGTCATCTCTGCAAAAGTTTACACTATCCACAAAACCTTTAGAACGAAGTTTCATAAAAGGCTACTTAAGTAAAAACTTAAGCATATTTAATATATCATATTATGTATGTAAAAAGCAATAACTTCGTCTAAAGAGAAAGACGGGGTTTTTTAAATGGAACTAAAAGAAGGAAATTATATAACAATTCAAAGTTTTATGTCTAAAGAGTTGAAACTAAAAGGAAATGAACTACTAATCTATGCAATTATATATGGCTTCTCACAAACTGAAAACCAATATTACACAGGATCAAGACAATACCTGGCAACCTGGTGCAATTCAACTAGATATGGAGTTGATAAAGCATTAAAGAAACTTTTAGATAAAGGACTAATAGAAAAAGACGAAGAATACAAAAACAATATAAAGTATTGCAAGTATAGAATTACACAACCTGAATATCAAGCAACAGAGTTGACAGGGGTATCAACAAAGTTGATAGGGGGTGTAAACAAAGTTGATAGGGGGTATCAACAAAGTTGTCATAATAATATAGAAGATAATATAGAAGATAATAATTATTCTTATTCTTATAAAGAAACTCTGTTTGAGTTAATTGAAAACAACATAGGTAGAACGCTTAATAGTATTGAAATAGAGTTAGTAGGAACTTGGGAAGATAACGATCTAACTAGATATATTATTAAACAATGTATTCTTAATCAAAAATACAACATTAAATACATAGATAGAGTAATAACAAGCACAAAGTTAAAAGGTATTAAAACAATAGTCGATTTTGAAAAAGAAAGTGAAACCTTTAAACAACAAAAACAAACCAAAGTAAAAAAGACTGAAACCTTTAGCGAAAAATTAAAAAGATTACAAGAAGAAGCCAAGAACGAAGAAAAGGAGAAGAAATGACGGATACACAAATATTTAAGTTTATAGCAAAAATAAAATCATACTATCAAGAATTTAATTTAGATGATGAAGCGTTAAAAGAGTGGAAAGAGAAATTAAGACACTATGATGAAATAGACGTTTATAAGCAATTTGAAAAACACTTACAAAACAATTCTACTTATCCACCTAGACTACAATACATTACAAATTACATAGACACTATTGAAGTTAAAGATAGTAAAAGAAGTGGTTTATGTAGTTGTAATTTATGTAAAAGATTTATGACACTACCTGAATATGAAAGGCACTACAATAAATGTTTATTAATAACAACACTACAAAGGGTGTTTTATAGAGAATATGACAGGTATGTTGCTTATGCAGATTTAGATATTTACGATTACGAAACATTATTAGAAAAGTTTGGTGACAAGATATGAGAAAGATAAATAACATAGAAACAATATATGAAGCAAAAGCACCTTATAGAAGATATTGTAAGTGTGGACATACAGTGACGATCTTAACAAAGAATAAAAGAACATTATGTAGGCACTGTGGTAATTATGTATTTTTAGATAAACAAGACGAATTCAAATATAGACTATTGAATAGTTTAAAAAGAAAGGAATTAATATGAACGATAAAGAATTATTTAAAGAGATAAGTGAAATAACTAGAACTAACTATACAGAAGATATGAATAGAGACGACTTAATAATGGCATTAACTGATATGGTTTATGAATACAAAAAGAAAGAAGAAGAATTAGAAGCAGTAATAGATGATAGAAACGACAACTGGGAAAGAAGAAGCAACTATTCATTGTATGGGGTGTAAATATGTTTAAAGAACTAATAGGAAATCAAAGATTAAGACAAAAGATAAATACATTAGAGTTAGACAAAGAAATACTAGAAGATGAATACGATAGATTAATAACTAAATACAATAAGTTAATCAAAGAAATAAAACAAAGAGACAACAGGATATTAGAACTAGAAGAAGAATTAAAAAGTAAAAAGAAAGGAAAGAAGAAATAATGAAATTAGAAGAAATAAAAGAATTAAATATATATGAAAAAATGAGTTTAATAACAAATGAAATAGGAACAGTAGCAAAGAACTTAAAAGTAGAAATAAACGAAAAGAATAGTTATAAGGCAGTAAGTGAAAGGGACATACTAGACGCAGTAAAGCCTTTAGAAAGCAAATATAGAATATATAGTTATCCATACGAAAGAAAAGTAATAGATAATGGAGTACTTACAAAGGAAGGTAAATACGGAACTACAAATAGTCTATATTTAAGAATTGAAACAGTATATAGATTTGTAAACATAGATAAACCTGAAGAATACATAGATATTAAATGCTATGGGGACGGAATTGATACAGGGGATAAAGCACCAGGAAAGGCAACAACGTATAGTGATAAATATGGAATAATGAAAGGATACAAAATATCTACTGGAGATGATCCTGATAAAGAAGCAAGTGCAGAAGAAGGATATACAAAGATAGATTATAAGACTGCTTTATTAAACAAAGTAAAAGATTTAGGACTAGACGTTAACGAATACGCAAAAGAACATAAGTTAAGTGTAAGAACAACCCAACAACAAGCAAAAGCAATGTTAGAAGAATTAAATGCAAACTAGTGTAAAAGAAGATAGAGATAAGTTCATAGGTGGTAGTGATATACCTATCATAATGAACTTATCCCACTTCAAAACTAGGTGGGAACTCTTACAACAAAAAGCAGGACTTATAGAAGATGATTTCAAAGGTAATGATTATACCGATTATGGAAATATAATGGAAGGATACATAAGAGACTACATTAACAGAGAATACAACAAAAGATATAGAGAAGGTAAACATATCATAGGAGATATAAGAATACATACTGACGGTGAGTGTAATGATAGTATCCTGGAAATAAAAACTACAAGTGTAATACATAAAAGAGTAAATACATATAAGTATTATCTAGTTCAATTATTGTTTTATATGTATAACGAAAACAAAGAAAAGGGTATGTTAGCAGTCTACGAAAGACCAAAAGACTTTGACGTTAATTTTAACCCTAATAGATTATATGTATATATGATAGACCTAGATAACTATAAAGAATTAGTAGAAGAAATAAAAAAGGAAGTAGAAAGGTTTAGAGAAGATTTACAAAAGGTAAAAGACAACCCGTTCTTAACCGAAGATGAATTATGAAGAAATTAAGGAAACTAGACTTAATAGTATTAACAGGGGTTTTGGTATTAATAATTTTAATGATAATAAACGCAAGATAGAAAGGAATTAATATGGGACTAATAAGTAATTATAAATATTATGTAGTAGGTAAGATAGATAATGACTGGTTTTATGACTTTATAATACTACCTGCAGAGATAGACAACGAACAAGACGTAGAGCAACTTAAAGAAAATGTAAGGCTTAAATATCAAACAAATAAAGAAATCATAATAATAAACTTTATCCTAATAAGTTGTGAAGAAATCAAAGAAGTAAAGGTTGAAAACAATGAATAGTCAAAGTAATATATTTGATTATTTATATCCTACATTTAAAATAAATAAACCAATAAGACTAATCACTTTATTTTCAGGATATGATAGTCAAGCATTGGCATTAAAATATTTAGGAGTTGATTTTGAATTATATAAAACTTGTGAGTGGGCTACTAAATCAATTCAAGCATTAAAAGATTTACATTTTGAAAATGATAATACTGATTATAGTAGAGAATTGACTATTGAAGAAGTTAAAAGTTTTCTATTCAAAAAAGGAATATCTACTAATTATAATGATCCAATGACAGAGCAACAAATAAATAGATTAAATGAAAATCAAGCAAGAACAATTTATAACAATATAAAAGCAACACGAAACCTAGTAAACATACAACAAGTTAAAGGAGATGACTTGTGTATAAAAGATACTGATAAGTTTACTTACTTACTTACTTACTCGTTTCCCTGTCAAGATTTAAGTTTAGCAGGTAAAGGAAAAGGAATGAGTGATACAACAACACGCTCTGGTATGTTATGGGAAGTAGAAAGAATATTAACTGAATGTAAAGAAAAACCTCAAATACTCTTAATGGAGAATGTTCCACAAGTACATAGTCAAGATAACATAGAAGATTTTAATAAATGGCAATATTCATTAGAAAAGATGGGATATAAAAACTATTGGCAAGATTTAATAGCAACTGATTATGGAATACCTCAAACAAGAAATAGATGCTTTATGATTTCAATACTAGGAGATTATAACTATAAATTCCCTAAACCAGTACCACTTAAGTTAAAACTTAAAGATATGTTAGAAGATAATGTTGATGAAAAATATTATTTAAGCAATAAACAAATAGAAAATATAATTCCCTATGGATCATATTTTACTTGGAAAGACTTACAAGGAAATATAAATACACAATGTTGTAGAGCTGCTGATGAAAATAGAAATGCTCTAACAGTTGCTTGTGCTAACACTGGTAATGTATTAACAAATCATAGGATAAGAAAGATTACTTGCAAAGAAGCATTTAGACTAATGGGTGTTAAAGATGAAGATTATAAAAAAATAGCAAAAAATCAAAGTGATAGTTCACTATACCACCTAGCAGGAGATAGTATAGTAGTCAATGTGTTAATGGCAATATTTAAGGAGTTAATATGAACGAAACAAAATTATATAAATTATTAAAAAAATATAAATATAAATTATCAAAGCAACAATATAAAACAATTAAAGGTCAAATAAGAAATAATGATTTATTAGGAGCATATAAAGGAATAAGAAAGTTGGTAGGAGAATAAATATGGACTACATAAAAGGAAGTGATAAAGAGTGAAAGTTAATTATGTATTAATGTATGGAACTCCTTATCTAAAATATAGAGAATTTGAAACTTTTGAAGATATTAGTAAGTTTTTAGTCAATAAAGATATAGTTAATTATTCTATATTCAAAAAACTAGAAGATAAAGAAGAAGTTGAAATGATATATAGAGATAATGATATAAAATATTTAAAAGGTATCATAAAAGAAGTAAGAGAATATATACAAGATAGATATGATGGTGAAGTATTAACACATACATTTGATAAATGCAATGTTGGAGAATTATTAGAAATATTAAAAGGAAATGATAAAGAGTGATTTTTGATGTTGATGATATTTTTGAAATAGAAGAAGAGTATGAAATAAAATTAAAAAAGAAAGACAAAGAAATAGAAAGACTAAATGATAAAATAAAAAGAATAGCATATCAATGTTATAAAAGTGATATGTCCTATGAAGAATTTAAGCAAATATGGGTAAATGCTATGGGTAAAATATATGAACCTAACCAAATAGATGAATTAGAGAAAGAATTAGGAGTTGATAAAGAGTGATAGTAATAACATTAGATGATATTTTTACAATAATAAGCATTATATTTATAGTATTATTTTTTATAGTAGTTAAAGTATCTTCAAAAAAGAATAAAAAAGGAAGTGATAAAGAATAATGTATCAAATAGAAATAGAAACACCAAAAGGAAATATAAAGTTTAATTTAGAAAGTTTAAAAGAATTAGATAAGTATTTATTAAAATATCCTGATTATACAGGAGTAAAAGCAAAACAATTAAAGAAGGAGATAAAGAAATGAATTTTGAAGTAAATGAAAGAAGTTATATGATATTTAGAAATGAAAAAGAAGGTAAGGTATGGTATAACCTAGGACTATCAAAGAAAAATCAAGACGGAAGTTATACACGTGGTAGTATAATGGTTAGATTTAAAACAGGAGTAGAACTTGAAGATAAAGTATTAATCAAAATTAAAAAGGCTTGGTTAGACTTTTATGTAAAAGAAAAAAGAACATATCCTTATATATTCGTTAGTGAGTTTGATAAAGTAGTACCAGATAAAAAAGAAGATGACGATCCATTTAAAACTTTTGGAGATAAGTTAGCATTTACTGATGATGAAAATGATGACTTCCCTTTTTAGATGATAGTAGGGACTATAAAAGATATAATAGGGGAAATAATAAACCTGGATAACACGAAAGTCTATAAATGCACCATTGAAGAATATAAATATAAACGTAGTATCGAGCAAAACAAGAAATTATGGAAGATTATACACCTGATTGCAAAACAAACGAATATGGACGATTTTGACGTATATGTGGGGTTGTTAGAAAAAGCAGACGCAAAGAGTGATTATGTAATCACTGCAACTGATTTAGAAGTTGAATTACGCAAGAATTTTAGGGGGGTTAAGTTCGTAAGAAGGCAAGAAGTAAACGGTAAAGACTGTTATGTCTATAAAGTATATATAGGAAGTTCAAAAATGAATACTAAAGAAATGACTGAATTATTAGACATAGCAATTTTAACTGCTAGTGAATTGAATATACCTTTGATATAGGAGATAAATAAATGGAATTTAAAGAATTATTGAATAATATAGAACAATTACAAAATAGATTAGAGTTTTACTTAAACAAGAAAAAGATAAATTATGCAAAGACTGAATTACATACAAGCAATATAAAAGAAGTATCTAATTCAATAAACAATGTAAAAACTGATATATTTTGTGATTATATGATCCAAGACAAAGAGTGTGATAAAAAGATAATACAATATAGAACTGAATTGCTTAATTACGAAACATTATTAAATAAAGAAATAGAACGTATGAGTAGATATGACGAAATAGGGTTAATAGTATTTTTAAGATTTAGTTGCAACTGGAAATGGAAAGATATAGATAAAGCACTTAATCGTGGAACTGATTACTGCAGAACTTTATACAATAGATTTAAGAAAAATGAAAATGACACGATTTGACACGATTAATTTGTGATATATTTATATCGTGGAATACTGACATAGAGAAGTGTTCCAACATAACATTAATTCTTTTTATTCGTTCTTGGGAAAGGGAAGTAAATACTTCTCTTTTTTGTTGGTTTAATGTGGTATTGGACGTGTATAAACCCTAAAATAATATTTTATAACTTTTATTCTTATTCTTACTTATACAACTTATATACTAAAACAATACCCTCCGTTCCTCTGGGTACGCAACTTTTTTTTAATTTTATCTAACTCACTTTTAGTCCAGTATCACGTTAAGCCAATAAAGGAGATAATATGAGAATATCAAAAGACGAAACAATATTTAATTTAAGAAAAGAATTAGCATTAACTGATAAAGAGTATAGGCAACTTAAAAACAAGTATAGAACACAAAAACAAGAATATGAAAACTTATTAGAAGCAAATATAAGACTTATGGATAGGAACAACTATTTAGAATTGAAGATGAGTAATTATGAAGCAGATAACGAAGGAAATGTTGAAGATATATAAACCTTATAGTAATTTAGACTGGTTAAACTACAAGTTAGTTAGAAGTCAATTAACATTTCATCATATCCAAAAGAAGTGTGACGGTGGTAAAGAAATAATTACTAATGGTGCTTTATTAATGCCTACAAGTCATCAATACTTACATATTATAGAATACGTAGATAATGATAGATATAAAACAATTAATAAGATATTTGAATTTATTAACAGACAACAAAGAGAGCCTACACAGGATCAAAGAGATATCCTGGAGTATTTATTAAGTGAGTTTGAAGAACAACATAAAAGAGATAAAACAAGCAAAGGCAAAATCTTAATCAAAAGGGAGTATATGCAAAGGTGGAAATAGTCAAAGGTATATTATTTACTGAATTAATGATAACAACTACTTTATTACTTACTCTGGTAATGATAGCAGTAATAAAGACATTTATAGATTATATAAAAGATATATTTAAGAAAAGGAGATAGTATGTACGAGTTTATAGAAGTGGATAAAGATACAACAAAATTGAAGTATAAAGACAAAGAATTCTTAATTAAAAGGGACGTAGGACTTCTTAAAGACCTTCAAAGCATTAATGTAAAAGCAAAAAGACGTATGGTTATGGAATTAGCAAAAGAAGGACTTACTACAAAAGATTTAGTTATAGAAAAGGATATAAATGGTAAGAAAATAATGGATAACTCAAACTTAACTGAAATGGAAAATTCTTACGTTCAACAAGAAAGCTTAAATGTGTTTGATGATTTAGTTAATAAGTTCTGTGGTATGAGTATAGCAGAATTAATAATGGATATTGGAATATTAGATGAAAAGCAAAGTGAAGATTTTGGTAATAAATTAATAAATGCTTTCACTAATGTACCATTAGACGAATTAAACACACCCTAAAAAAGCACGTAATAAGACAATAATATGTATTCCTTATGATGAAGGGAATATATATGCTTTCTTTTGTGCTAGATATAGGGATATGACATTAGGAGAGTTTTTAAACATACCTTTAAGTGAATTTAATATGAAAGTTGGTAGTATTCCTGAAAGTGAGCCTTTATACAAGATCGTACAAAGCCGAGTAATAAATATTAATTCAATTAAAGATAAAGAAGAAAGAAAATACTGGAGAAACCTTAAAAGGATAAACAAAATACCTAACGAGTATTTAAGCATAGATGAAATAAATGATAATTTAAAAGAAGCTTTAAAGGAGAATTCAAATGATAGAAACAAAATTAGATAAGTTCATAGAACACGTGAGTGTATATGATGATAAGTATTTACTATATGAAGATGATAATAACTATATGTTAATACCAAAGGAAAGTCTTATTAGTAGTATGTCATATCAAGAGTGTGACGATAAAATGTATAGTCAATTACTATTTAATGGAAGTATAGACAAAGGTATGAATTTTAAAACTACTAAAATAAAAAGACCAGTACCTAAAAGTGAGATAACTGGTAAAGACGAAGATAAACTTACTTTAGTAGATAAAGACATAGAAGTAAAACAAATGTGGTTAATTACTAATAGTATGAAAGTATCAAATATATTCAATAACAAAGATGAAGCAAAAGAATTACTAGATAGAGTTAATCAACTTGCATTATAGAATAAGTGCTACTTTGTGAGTAGCATATAGGTAGTAGGTTATGAATATAACTCTTTTAACATTTTAGAGTTGTTACCATTAGTCAACTTATTACCTATATGGTGCTTATAAAAATAAGTGATTTTGGTAGATGCTATCTCTAGTAGGTAGCATAGAGTAGATATAACGGATACCTTTAATCTAGCCCTATATATCTATTCTATGGTGCTTATTAAAGCACTAATGGTAAGAACACTTGGTTCTATTGCTTTATTGGTAAAGTGCTACTTGGTAGGTAGCACCTAGATAGTAGGTAATGAATACAACTCATTTAGTCTTTTAGGAGTTGTTTCTTCAGGATAACTTATTATCTAGGTGGTACTTATAAAGAGTACCTAAACTAACTAACATAATAAAGAATGCTTTATAGGGAGAATTAAAGGGAAACTGGAAAGTACGACAAAGGCAGTGTGTTGGGTTTGCATAGTACTTAAAAACAAAAGGAAGTGATAATAGTGGCAAAAGAAGATATTGTTAAATATCAATTTAATAACCGAACAGCAGAAGAACAGCAAACAATAGCAACAATGGGTGGTATTGCTAGTGGTAAAGCAAGAAAAGAGAAAGCCACTATGAAAAAAACCCTAGAAATGTTATTAGATGAGAAGAACAAAGAAGGTAAGACTTATAGAGAAGAAAGCACTCTAGGACTTATAAAAGGTGCAGTGGAAGGTAAAGCAGAGAATTACAAGATAATACTACAATTACTAGGAGAATTAACCCAAGACTTAAATGCGGTAGTAGAAGCACCTACAATAAACATAAATATAGCAGACAATGAAGATTTAGAGAAAGTATTATATGAAAAGGAGTGATAATATGGAATACATAAAGATAGGAGAAGATAGATACCTTATTAAAAATAGCAATAGTAAAGTTGTAGATGAAAAAGAACTATTAGAACTACAAAACAAAGAATTGATTATTGAAGATATTACAGGTAAAGGTTGTCAAGAAAAAACAACAAAGAAAATCAAAGCCAATAAAAAAAGGATAGAAGATATTGAAACTAACACTATCGAAGAAACAACACCAACTGTTGAATAGCATATTATCAACTGAAGAACACGAAATTGAAGTATTAGGAAGTACACAAAGTGGTAAGACTTTCTTAATATGTTTAGGTTGTATATTATACGCACAGGAATTATATAAATACGATCCTGATAAAGAATACCAGGGTGCAATAGTAGGGTGGACCATTGATACATTAAAATCAAATATAGTAGAGAATATAACTAACTTACTTAATGGGTTAGGATATAAAAACAAACAAGACTATACAATAGTATGGGGAAGTAATGACGAAAAGTATTTAAAGATATGGAATATGAAATTCTTCTTCTTTGGTTTTAATAATAAATTATCCTTTAATAAAATATTAGGTAAACCTTTAATATTTGTATGGATAGATGAAAGTGCAAGAATATATTCTCACTCTGAAGAATTAAGAGATACCTTTGATGAATTTCCAGGGAGACAAGTTAGTTTTGCAAACCACCCTTATTTAAAGACAATACACTCGTTCAATGTTGAAGGCAGTGAAAGACACCCTTACAAAGTTAAATACATAGATAATAAACCAAATGCAACACATTATACTTTTTATCCTTATGACAACCCTTTATTAAATACTGCAGAAGCAATAAGAAAAGTTAAGGAATTGTTTACAACTGATACATTAAGAAGGCAAAAGATATATAACGAGTGGGTGGTTGCAGAAGGTAGGGTATTTAATGAAATACCTGTTATAGATAGTCTAGGAGATAGAGTAATAAGAGATATAGGAATAGGAATAGACTATGGTAGTGTAAACCCTACAACTTTTGTACCAATAGCATTATGTTGGTGTCCTAGCACAAACAAATGGGAAGTAATAAGACTTGGAATATACTACCACGATCCTAATAGAGAGCAAGACAACCCTACAACTGAATACTACAGTAATCAATTAAGACTATTCTTAAAATATTTAGGAGACTTATATCCACACAAAACATTAACTAACATAGTAATAGATAGTGAAGCAAGTCACTTTGATAATAGATTAATAACTGACGGAATAATGCACGAATTATCTAAAAAAGGTGCTGGAAGTGTTAATGAAGGTGTAGAACACTTACAAAGTTTATTTAACAGGGAATTCTTAAAGATAATGGATACTCCAAGCATACGATACTTTGATAATAACGGAAAACCTGTGTTTAGTGGTAAAGATGAAGGTTTAATTGAATTAGAGAGTTATAGATATGACAGTGTTAAAAGTACTTCTACAGGGATAAACTGTTATGTAAAAGAATTAGATCATAGTATAGATGGTCTAAGATATATAGTAAGGGTATTTAATGATACTGGAAGAATACCAAATGTATAAGGATAAAATGGAGATACGAAGGTGATACTGTTCAAATCAAGTGTAAAAAGACAAAAAGATTTCTATGTGAAATAGACATAGAAGAATATTTAAAAGAGTTAAGAAAACTTGGAATAAGTCAAGAAGTACCATTAAGGATAAAGATACCCTGTAGGAAGTGTAAAGAAGTAGAAGTTTACGAAATCTACGAAAATCATTATTTATTCGTTAAGAATATAGACAAAGTCACAAAATTGTGATACACTTTATATATAAGAAGTGCAATGTGGACTTGAAAGAAGTCGATAGCACGTTGGTAGGAATTACTGACGTGCTTTTTTTGTTGGAGAAATTAAATGATAAATAAAATAAAAACAATGATAAAAAATAGACCTAAAAAGATAAAAGTATATATGTATGCAAGTAATATCTGCATAAAGAAGATTAAAGTATATCCTGGAGAAGATATATTTAACAATTCATACATAATAAACGTATGGAACAAGAAGTTTATATTTGGATCAAGACACGTGAAGATAGTAGTAAAACCTACCTTATTAAAAAAGAATTATAAAAACGAAGTACACGTAGAAATACAATATGAAGGTGGTGTAGCAGTATGAAAGGTACATTAAAAAGATTTAGTCCATTAGAAGCACCATATATCAATGTTAAGTCAAAAGTAATAATGCCAGGACTAACAAATGGAGTACCAAATGTAAAATACAAAAATGAATATGTAATAAGTCCAAGTGCAAAGAAAATAGGGACTTACATAGTTAATCAAATATTTGGTAGTGATTTAGTCACACAAACTGAAGGACTAGATATAGGTTGGTTAATGCCTACTCTAAAAGAAGCATTAGAACAATGTGTATATGATAGAGAAGCATTTATATACCTACATAAATACGATAACAAATGTTATTTAGAAGTAATAAAGAAATGTAATATAACAAACCTAGTTCAAGCATACGATATGATAAAGAGTTGCACTATAGTTCAAGAGTTTGACGAACTAAATGACAAAAGTGATTATATGCTTGAAAGAAATATAGAAATAACTAAAGAAGGTAGTGTAATTAAGTTCCAAGCCTACGAAAAAGCAAAGAAAACTGAAGAGTGGATAAAAATGCCTATTAATAAGTTTAATAAGATAGCAAACACTGAATACTTAAATGCGTATAACCTACCTTATCAAGTAATAATCAACATAGATATAGGAGAAGATTTCTTTAAGGATAGTAAAAGACTATTAAATGAAGAAATGAATATTATAGACACTATTGCTAGTGAAATTGAAAAAACAAGAACAAGAATAGTCACTACAGAACATTATCAAACAACTGATATAAGTAATTCTTGGAGACCAGGAAGTACGTCATATAACATAAGAAGTTTAAATGTAGGAAATATAGCAGATTACTTTACATTACTACCCGGAGATAAAGAACACCAAATGTTTGAATTTTTGCAAGGAGATATAAGAATAGAACAATACCAAGAAGCATTTAAGTTTTATGACTATCAAATAATTCAAATGGCAGGTTTAAGTCCAAGCACTTTTGGATACGAAAAAGATAGTTATATGAATACAACTAACGTAGAGTTAAGTGCAAATGCTAGTGAAATGACTATTGAAGCTATAAAGACACAAATAGAAAGTCAAATTGATAACTTAATAGAGAATATCATTAAACTACAAATATCAACAGGAATAGATGAAAACCTACTTCCTACAGAGTTTAGTTGGAATTATGGAAGTAATGAAAGATTCGATGATATGAAGAAACTTAAAGTATTAAGTGCAGTACAAAGAACAACTGCAGTTCCTTATTCAACTAGAGTAAAGATAATACAACCTATTCTTAATAAACTAATAGATGAAGAAATAGACGACAACGAATTAAGTGAACTATTAGAAGAATATAAAAATGAAAAAATAGAAGTTGATTACGGAGAGATTTAATGAATAACGAATACGAAGAAGCGAACGTATATGTAGATGAAGAAGTAAATAAACATAAAAAGAAAACAAGTGCATATATGGACGCAGTTAAGTTTTTAGTATTCATATCATTATTAAGTAATCTACCTAATTTCAAAGATAAATTCAAAGAATTAACTGATAAGTATAAAAAAGACATTAACAACCTGGAAAGCAAAGGATACAAAGGTATAGAAGAAAGATATGAAGTTATTAATCTAAACAATAATGGAAGTATCTTTAAACCAAACCTAGCATTATTAACAACAGTCCTAAATAAATTAAAACTAGATAAAACAAGTAGTAAAACTGCAGAAGATTTATATATTAAGTATATAAACAGGTTTTATGATAGGACAAAGAAAACTATTGATAAGGTTGAATACCTGGATAGAGCAGAATACTTAAGCAAGAAAGTAAGCCTATTTGACAAAGTTGAAAAGGTAATTAGATATTCAAATGGATCATACTATGGAATAGATAGTTATACTTCAATGGTATATAACACAAACCTAGTCAATAAAGGTTGGCAAGAAACAATAAAAAGAGCAAGATACAACAACACTGATTTAGTGTATGTGTATCCACACCCTTATAGTTGCGAACTATGTCAACAATACCAGGGTAAGACTTTATCAATAACAGGAAGTACACCAGGACTAATAACATTAGATGAAGCAATGGAAGGTGGACTAAAGCATCCTAACTGTAAACACGTATTATTTGAGACTGATAGATTACAAAGTGATAGTAGTTATAGTGGTGTAGAGTGGACTGAAAAATATAATGCAAAACAAAAGAAACAAGCATTAGAGTTAAAGAAGTCTAGGTTGTTAAATGATAAAAAGATTTATAAACAACTTGGAGATGAAGCAAGTATAGATGAAACGAATAAAAAGATAAAAAAGTTAAACGATGAGATACGAGTACAAAAAGAGTTAATGTAATGACTGCGGTTAGTGGTAAGGCACACCGATAAAAAGGCAAATTACACTCGAGTTTTATAGCACTTCTTAAGAAGGAGAAAATATGAAAATAGAAAAATATCTAACGAACAAAGATATTACATTGACGAATGATGATATTGACGTTCAAAAACTTATCCAAGACTTACAAAATGGTATGGTAAGTGAAAGTGAAATGACAACAAGACTTGAGACTGCAAGAAAAGACTGGGAGAAAGAAAGTAGTTCTAAATATAGTGAATTAGAAGAAAAGTATAATGAACTAGAAAAAAGAAATACAGGACTAACAGAAGATAATAGCAGACTTAAACTTGAAAATGTTATGACACGTGAAGGTTTTAAGAGTGAAAACTTTAAAGAAATATCTACTTTAAGAAACACATTGTACGCAGACGAAAAAGATGACGAAGTAGCAATAAAAGGAATAAAAGAGAAATTTAAAGATACATATTTTCACGAAGAAAAACCAAAACCTGTAGTAGTTCCACAAGAAAGTGAAATGAATACAGGAACAAAAATTGAAAAGCCTATTCAAGTTAATAGGAATACAAGAGTAAGTTCATTATTTATTAAAAAGTAAGGAGATGATTATAGATGAACTACACACAAGTTAATTTAGATTTACAAAGCGTAATAAAAAGAGCATACGATAATTTATTATATCGTTCATCATTTATGAATTTCTTAAATAGTGCATATTTAGGAGAAATAAGACAAGCAGGTGCACCTAGACTAGAAGTTATTAAACAAACTGCAACTGCTACTACTGCTGCTAATACACCAGTAATTGCAACTGCAATAGCACCAAACCTAGCACAATATGAAAGTGTATCTGTTGATTTAGCAGAATTAAGATTAAATTATTCATTTAGAGTTCCTTCATTAGTAACTGAAGCAGGAATTGCAAATATTATTGACGGACAAATAGCATTACAAGACGCAGATAATGCTAAAGAAATTGACGAGTATGGTTTTGCTAAAATGCACACTGCAGTTCAAGCACAAACAACACCACAAACATTTACTTGGAATGCAACTACTATGGCAACTAGCCAAGACTATATTGAAGCATTAAATACAATGAAAGCAACATTATTCAACAACAATGTATATGACGGATACAAACTAGGACTAAAAGCAACTGAATACGCTAACCTAGTATCTAACATTACTTCATTATTACATTATGAAACAATGGCAGGAGTTGAAGGAGTAGATCGTGGAGATATAGCACGTGCTTATGGAATTGATATATTCCCAATTAACTCTAATGTATTAAAGAACAGTGAAGTAGGATACTTTGCAAGTGAAGTAGGTACAGTAGGAGACGCATACTTCTCTCAATTCAATGAATTTGCAGGAGATTACCCAGGCTTAAAGTGTGTTGCTTAAGACACAACACAGACGAGGTCGGTTTAGTAGAAATACTAATCAAAAAGAACTCCGAGAAATCGGTGAAACCCTAAACGTAAAGACGTAGGAAACACCGAGCCGAGCCAAGAAATTGGAAGGTGTAACGACTATACCCATAGGGGTAGTACAATCAAGTGATTGGAAGTACGGAGAGCCTAAACGTAAAGACGTAGGTTAAGAGATAGTCTACTCTATATAGAAATATATAGCAGTTCATAAGAGAACGGCATAGGAGTAACGAACCTATGTGAATAAAAGGTCCCAGGAGATTATGTAGTAGAAGGAACAATTTTATTTGGTGCTGCAGTTGTAAGACCTGAAGCAGTAATTGAAATCGTTGCATAATTAAAAAATAGATAGGAGAGTGAGAATATGGAGTTTTATACTTTAGAAGAATTTACTGAAAAGTACACAGACTACGCCGATTTTGAAATACCTGAATGGTATGTAATGGCAAGTAGTGAGATGATATTCTCACAAGTTGGTAAAAAATATCAAGATACAAGTTGGACTAGTAAAACAGTACCAACACCAATTAAAAACGCTTCTATGGAACAATTAAGATTTATGATAGACCACGATATACCTTTTGTAGATACTGATAATTTAGACG